AAAATTCTGTAAGAAGAGTTTTAATCTCAAGCATTTCTACTCTTATTGTTGTGAGTTCTTCGACTTGACCTCTTAATATATTTATATCACTTTGTTGTTTATGAAAATACATTCGTTCTCGTCTATGATGTTGTAAAGCGTTGTAATCTGTATTTAATAATGCCTTCGAATGGGTGTCCCTCATAAATCTAGAATCTTCTGTTTGTACAATTCCCATATTAATCTAATGCGATTGCTCGCATGTCCTTTACTCTTGGCATATCGTAGGTAGTATCTGCAACTAATGCTATCTTAATTGCAAACGTTTTAAAAGTTTCGTATCGTACACTATTCGATGTATATGCTGCGGTTTCTGCGGGCGTTTGATAAATGAACTCTTGAATATCTTCTTTTCCTTTAGAAATTGTTCCAGAAGAAGTCTCTTGCGTCATTAATATATAGTTTTTCAAATCAAAGTCATCGGGATCATCTGAGTTCTTAACTTTATAATATACATGAACATCTGTACCTAATGGCTTATATGCATTTATAATAATTTTTAGATCTGATGCATCGAAACCATCTTTAAGAGTGACCCTTCGTGAAATATATTTTGCTGATATTGGGCCGCCACTATTTCTTTCTTCTCCTGTACATTGTACTGCTGTATTAATTGATCCGGCTCCAGTAACGGTCGACATTGTGACTGTTGGATTTTGAGTATATCCTGAACCAGAATCAACTACTACAACATTCGAAACATATCCATTAGCAACTAAGACCTTCATCGTAGTATTACTTCCAGCGAATCCACTTACCGAATTCGTTTGTGCATTTGGATTTGCCCAAATAAAACAACCATTGGAAAACCCTCCAGTACCAGAAGTAGGAATAGTTTTATTATTTGCGTTCGTTTTAATAGTAACAGAAGAAACGTTCTTTGATACATTACCTTCCAAGTGAGTGACAGCCGAAATAATACCATAAATACCACTATTATTCGCGTTTACATCAACTGTTGCAACATTACACATCACAGCTTCACCAACAACAAATGCTCCGGGATTGGTACTATCAACCGTATATCCACCATTGGCACTTGTTATTGTAGTAGAATTTGAATTAACGTTCATTGTCATTTCAACATGAACGTTTGCTGTTGCAGAATTTGAACTTCCACCACTTGTTATTGTTGCAGTATATGCAGATACCATAACATTCGCATAACCAGAACCTTTGGTTGTTATTGACATATCTGAATTTGAAAGTCCACCATTGTCAATGTAATTTTCGACAGAAATTAAATTTAAACGATCAATATCAATAACAGGTGTAACATGAGAATTAGAAGATGTCATCTCTGCTCTAATTCTAAAAGATCCATTAGTATACGCGAGTACTCTTTTTCTGTCTGTCAATTCATAGTTCTGATCTGGACTAAATTTGACATAAGCTGCAGATCCTTCTGTACCATCGGCTAATGTAAATGTACTATTAGATGCCGCATATTTCCATTGAAGTTCTGTATCACTAAAATCTATAGTAGAAGTTCCAACTTTGATTACATCTGCCATTACGTTTGCTGTATTACCTGTGGCAGAATTTGCAGCGGTAATAAATTTTGCAAAGTTATTACTACTTCCACCACCTATATCGAAATCGGCTCTCTGCATCTGGAACATTACATACTTATTTGGATCTGCTTCCCAAACTCCCGCGTTTTGTGGTTTATAAAACGAACCAACAAATGAGGGTTTGGATATTTTGGCAATAGATCCTGTAGATGTTTTTCCTTCTTCTGCCATGTGCACTTTATAATCTGTACTATTTGATGTAAGTACTAATGCATATTCATCAGGCGTTAAATAGACAGGAGAATCAAAAGTAAATACTGTTTGTGTAGTTGTATTTGCAATCGCCGCGTTTGCCGTAGTTGAAGCCTGTACTCTATCTGGATTTAATGAAACTTCACTAAATGGAATTACTTTAGAAGCACTTGGAAATCCGTTAACTACTGGCCGTAGTTGTAATTTAATTGGAAGATTATTATCTTTTGAATAGAAATTCAAAGTAACATTTCTTAAGAACAGCCCTTTTGGAAATGCATTTGGATCAACATGGAATGTTTGACATAGTGGGTTAACCCAATTTGATTTTTCTGTTGAGCGTGAAGTAGTATCTCTGACAATTGCTACATCATTAGGAAGTTCTCTTTGATTTATAGTTTCTCTTGTCGAAATTAATAACTGTTCACGGCTCTGTAAAATTCCTTTTGTTACAAATGTTGATTCTGATGCGGTGACAGTAGCTTCAACATTATTAAATGCATTATCTGTAATTCTAAGAAGTTTATTTCCCGATCTCCAAGTTGCATCTGGAAGATGGAATTCTCCCGCAATCTGTCCAGAATCATCCGTTTGCATAATACCATTAGCTACTCCAACAGAAAAGTGAACTCTCGTTGAAACGTTTGCTGTCGCAGTACTTGTTAATCCTTCTACATTATTCGCCACAGTAAATACGTGAGTTGCATCACCAATAGTTCCTGTTCCAAACGATTCACGTTGACCCTCTGGAAGAGAATTAGCTGATCCATATTGAGATGCATCTGTTGCAGCGGTGTTTCCTGTTATGTTTGAAAGGAAAACTGTAGCAGTATTATTAGTCGTATTAGAGGAGAACATAACCGTTCCATAGTTATTTGCACCGTCTTTAAGTGTTTCTCCTACTGTAAAGGTTCCATTAACAGTAATAAGTGACAATTTACTCGCCGGTCTTATAACTGAAGATACATCAGTTTCACTAAAATATACATAAACATTAGTAAGTGGTTGTAATCCTGTTGCCGCGAATTGAATAGTTTGTCCTCTTACATACGGCACAATCGTTGTATCAACAACCTTATTACCTATTGATTTAAGAACTGATTCTGGTGGAGTATTGGCACTAATTCCAACTCTTGATTTGGAATCAGTCATCTCTGATGTACTTCTATTTGCCTTGCCTGTCTTACCTACTTTATCTACACCAGCTTGTGGTTGTTCGGTTACTTGTTTTCCTGTCCAGTTAGTACTCCAATCATCATACTGAGAACCAAATCCTGTTCTACCAGTAGATGGACTTAATGCCCAATTATCATTCTGACTTTCTAAATTTGTTGTAACATCAGGTCTCGCTCCTTGTGAAAACCATGTATCAGAAATAGGATATGTTTTTATTCCACCAATCCAGTTTGTAATATTAAAAGGATTGAGAGCTTGAGTGTCACTTGAAAGTGGTTGTACAATAAAATCTGTATTAGTATAAGGTAAGGTAATTAAATCGCCTGTTTTTGTTACGTTATTACTATATCCTATACTATATGAAAGTCGATGATTATCATAGTAAAACCCTGGCCGCATTTCTTTCTTTGCATATTCTACTGAAACGTTATAATCATCATTCATCACATCACCTACTGAGTGACCACTAAAGGAGTCAACCAATATACCATTCTTAAATGCTGTTCCTGTTGGATTGAATAATGAATCTTTTGCGGTACCAGTAGAAAAGTCTCTTGATGCGGTTTCTTTTTCTAATATGGTTAAGGCGGTATAGTATTCTATTCTTTCGATTCTCTTTTCCAATTTACCAATGTCTCTCATGGTAAATCGTTTGTTATCAATATATCGTGTAGTGATATCAGTAAGATTAAAAGTATATGCCGGTATGCTCAATGAATACAATGTCATCGAATCTTCATCATCTGGAGGTGCTACTGGATTAAGGCCGGATTCTCCTCTAAGTGTCTTAAATTTTCTATCTTTGGTAAGTGCTATTTTATCTACTCTTGACAAATAATAACTGAAGGATGAAGTGATTGTACCATCTGGATCAGGAGTTGGAATTCCTTCAATTGCCAATGTATCATTCATATCATTTGATGCATTTTCCCTTCTTGGACGTAAATCGACACAATCTCTTAGAGAAACGGTTGCTCCTGTTGAAGGACTAGTGAAATCTGGAATTATACCATAACTAAACGGCAAAGTACTCGCAGCATCTACTTTATTATAATCTCCGGAGGTTGGATATGAATCTACAGAATGATAACCTTCACCACCATCCCAATCAAAGTAATCACACACAACCATAATTTTACCTGCGGGCCCTGGTTCTCCGGCCTTTAATTTAAGAGTGGCGTGATCATAGAAATTATCTTTTTGTCCTGATTCAAATGTATATCTACTAGAAATATTATTAGCAGCTGCCGTCATCATTGTTGGTGTGACATGAATAAATGGTTGTCCTGAATCAACAACTTTTACCAAATTAAATGCATCTGAAACAGGAATAGAGTCCGTTCCGGTTTGTGTTTGATTTGGAGTTTCAAAATAAAACTGTCCACCCGCTACAGAAGTTGTAGGTACTGCTGGAGTTCCAGTAGTTGCAACAATAGCTGATCCGTTTCCTGAAACTAATGTTTTTGTTCTTGGGCCTGGTTCTTTCTTTACAGAAGAACTTTCTACAGTATAAATAATATCTGCTACAAAAACGGCGCTGGTGTTACATTTTATATCTACTGATTGTCTATTACCATTAATTACCACCGGCCTAATTGTTGCACCCAAATTATTAACTGCTCCTAAGTCAAGATAATTTCCTGTTGTCATTAATCTTGCTTCTGTCGCGGTTGGACTTGGAATTGTGGCGATAGAAGAAACCGCATTAATAAATGTTTGAGCAGCATTGGGGGTCTTAACAACTACAATGAAATTTTCTTTTGCATTGGTTGTAGATAAAGTACCACCACTCGGCATAAATCGATAATTAGGATTAGATAAAGTAATAGTTAATTTTCCGGCCGAGTCCGATGAAAGTGCTTTCTCAACTTTCTTAAACGAGTAACTAACTGTATTACCTGTTGCTGAAGTTTCTTTAATTGGACTTTGAGGTAATGGAAAGACAAGAGTATTCTTATCTGTATTAGATAAGATTGTATTACCTGAATCACTACTATTATATTTTCCACCATCGGCAATATCTGCATGAGTATTAATAGTAGGAGGCGCGGCTAATACTGAAGTAGATATACATTCTACATCTTTAATTTTAAAATCTATTTCGTAAGTAGTATTAGCTATAGTTGCTTGAGTCAATACAGAATTAGCTACAATAAAATTCCCTGAATCACTTAATAATATTTTATCACCAGCAACTCCTGTGGCATCTTCCAAAAGAATTATATCACCTGCACTCATACCAGAAGTAGATGACTCGCCTGTAACAAAATTAACAGTAGAATAATAATCATCAATAATTCTAACATCACTTGAAACATCAATTCCATTTGTTGTATTAATTGTAATACTTGCACCTGTATATGCATCATTAACATAAGAAGTAGAATCGGCGTTTAATTGAACTATTCTTGTATTAGCATCTTGAGTACCAACCGTGCCTGTGATATTATTTGAAGTATTAACATCCCAGAGATATAGTCTGTAATTAGAGTGATTTGTGTCCGCGTATGATGAATTTCCAGAACTAGCATCCCAATCCATACTACGAACTCTTGCGGTTCCAACTTGAGTTGCTAGCATTGTAGTATTACTGACCAAGTTAATCGAAGCAAAAGGAACTGAGTGCATTTGACAAACTTCAGAAGCACCAACATCAAACAAACTACTGGCAGTATCAACTACAAGATAGTTTCCTACCTCTGAAGTCATACTATAATCAGTAACAGATTCAGTATCCCTACCTTTATCTACATCAAGATATTGTGTATCAATACTCTCGTATTCATAACCTTTTACATAAGCCTTACCCGCATCCATACCAGCGGAAATTTCAGACTCATTATAAATTATTGCATCGCCTGTATTTGTGGGAAGAGTTGTCTGTACTGTTAATCTTGTATTATTAGCAATTGCTGTAATAGTTGAAGTCACAGTATTAGATCCAAGATAAATCTCATCTCCCACATCTAATTCAGTTACAAAAAGAGTATTATTTCCATGTAGCGTAGTACCATCAACACCTGATGCCACAGTTAACCCTGAAATTCCTCTATGAATTTTTAGATCTAAATTAAATGGAGTGATTGTATAGTCACCGGACTCATCAAATGTTCGCCTTGCCAAAGTTTTTTCAAGTTCCCCATACATGGGATACTTAACTTCTTCATTTTTAATACCACTTATAACTTTTAACAGCTGAATAAAATTTTCATCTGCGAGTTGTAAAACTGGATCTGTTGAGGTAAGTGCTTTACTTTTTAGGGCTAACTCAATTTTATATCTCGCTGCCCCTGGAGCTGCATAGTTGTAAGTACCTGATGCGGGATCAAGTAACAGAGGATCATCATCACTTGTTTTTGTTGATTCTGTAATTTCTAATCCAACTCTCCCAGAAGGAGTTTTGGAATAGGCATCTAGAACTATAGTATTTGCGGGGGTAAAGAGGAAGAATCCACCAACATAAAATACACCTGTATCGACACTAACAACTGAACCATTACCAGTAGCTCCAGTAATACCGGAAGGGCCGGAAGCACTAACAACTGTTGCTTGTACAGTACCGGCCGCAATTGTTTCTCCGTCATCGAAAGTATCACCTGACAAGTAATGAAACATTAACGTAGGTTGAGTACTGGAGGTGGCTGCCTGCGAAGCCACGATCCGTGCACGAGCATTGGAAGTTGCACCAACAACAGTAGTTCCAGAAAAAGAAGCTGCATTAATATTAACTCCTGATTCCTGAGTTTCTAGTTTAAGAGATTTAACTTCAGTATCTAAAGTTATTTCTCCACCAAAAACTTTACTACCGTCTTTGAACATGTGTTGACCATATCTTTCAATTTGTTTTTGAAGTATGGTCTGTAATTGTGTTACTTCCCTTGCCTGAACTGCATACCCAGGTCTAAAAAGAATACGATAATAATTCGTTGACTCGTCATAATCATCATAATACGGCGTAACATTGAAATTTGTTGAAAGCGACATTCAATCTTCCTCTAGTATAAAATGATTAGAATTCAATAATTAATTTAACATCTTCTATTTGGTCATCAGCTCTTGTTACCGGTGAACGGTTTTCTATGTAGAGGACATCTCCAGAAAATTTCTCGAAATCCCCACCAACTACTGCACTAGTATTTGCTGATGCTCCACTTGGTGCTGTAAAAGTTTCATTTGCTTGAAATGATCCGGCAATGGCATCATATCCAACAGTAGCGTTTGCTCCCATAGTAACATCAATTAATCTTAGAGTTGTGTTATTTTTGAAGTCAACAACTTTACCGGTTGCACCCGACTGTGATCCAGTTGCAAGTTCATCTTCTGCAAATGCTGTACTATTCCAAGATTGAACTGTTATAGTTACACATTGATCAATTGTTGATGCGGTTGCAACATCACCATTAGCATATAATGGTTGAGCTACGAGGCCGATCTTACGGAAATCATTGTTTGTAGTAAAGTTTCCAGACTCTCCGTATTCCAACCGACTATTGACCATGACAAAAAATCCACCAAGTTCCTCAATTGAGTCATCACCATGTCCGCCACGTGGGCCGATAATTGGTGTAACGACTCCAGAAGCTCCTGCGTTTGTAACAATTGTTGCTACAGCGTTACCATAATTGTTACCACCGGCAACAACCACAATATCACCAATAACACCAGATGCAGTATTGGTTGCACGAACATTTGCTCCATGTCCATCACCAGTAATGACAATTTTAGGACCGATAGAATATCCATCACCGTCTGCGGGAACGTTGGCACTTGCTAATGCAGGTGTCCAAGTTACAACATCAGTACCGGCTTGGAAATCTGTAATCGTTCCACCTTTACCTGTAACACCACTTGCGGAGTCTGAAGTAAAGTAAATATCATTATTGACAATCTGATCAGTTGCTAAACCAGTACCTGAGATTTTACAAGTAGTTGTAGTTTCAGTATGTCCTGATTGAACTGTTCCGGATTCAAATGTATAAGAACTTCCAGCGGTTGTAACATGAACCACTTCAATGGCTCCATTACCTGAAGTATTTGCTGCAATTTCAACATCATATTGAAACGATGAATCAGTAGTATTTGCAATCGCGTTATTTGCTTTACGTACACGTTGTGTAGGTATATAACTTGGCGTTACAAATTTAAGAGCTCTTGCGGCTGAGATCTGATACATGAACTTCCATTTATAACTATCAGCAGTTGTGATAATGGCTGTTCCAGTTCCAGTAGGTTTAGTTGTAGATGTTCCACCAGCATTGTTGTTGGCGAGACATTTATATATGTTATAGTCGTCTGTCATCACGTAAAATTGTTGATCAAACAAAGCATTATTTGCATGACTGTATGCATAATAGTTTGATGATGTTGTCCAATTATACCGTGGTGCTACATGACTTACATCTGTAGATCCGATTTTCTTGGCCGCAATCATGTCTCTCCAGTGATTGTAGACCGTATTAGAAACGGAATCGGTAGGTGTGGGTGGTGCGGTATCATCCGCCCAAGCAGTTACTTTACCAATAAATAAGTACATATTAGTATTGAGTAACCCGCTTGCATCCGTAATAGCAGCGCCAGAAGTTGTAGAAATTTCATCGAAAGCTTCTACAAACTGTTTGGCGTTGTGGATTCTAAATTTATTGGTTACTATAGCAGGCATTTTCTTATTCCTCCAAAAAATTGTATAAGTTGTGTTAAAAAATCAATGATTGCTCATTGTTATATTTATATCTTTTTTAAAATTACAATTGGTAAGTTACGTTATCAGTACCACCAATATGTTTTCTAGTTACTTCAAGCAGAGCATCATTAGTAATAGAGCTCACAATAAAGGCTTGTGCATCTATAACGACTTGTTTTGACCCGTCTTCCCAAAGCATATTAATATTTTCCCAATCAGGAGTTTCTCGCTCAAGTACTCCAACTTCATGATCTAAACCAACTACAAGGGCTTGATTAGTTGCATCAGTAGTAATCCAAAAACTTTCCAAAGAAGTATCGAATGCTGAATACTCTCCTGTTACCCCGGCATGACTACCATGTGCGGGAACAGTAGTATCTTCTGTAGTTATCAACCATCGAAAATTTCTAATTTGAGTTCCTAATAAATCTTGAGCAAGATCTTCAGTTTGTACATGAAAAATTCGAATTTCTTCGGCTTCTATTCTTTCATCAGTTTCTAATAATATACCTCCACCAGAATCTTCATCTATAAGATTTTCATCTAATGTCTGAAATTCTTCCCCTACACTAAGTTGAGCAGTGAATTCACTATCAGAACCAGTTCCAGTAGTTCCCATGTGTGAGAAAGAAATTGTCCCTTTCATTCTCGTTAATATTCTACTATATCGATATGCAGGAAGAACTGCGTAAGCTTGAGATGGAGTAAACGCCGGGCCGAATCCTTCTTCAACTGGGTTAGCTGTTTCCATCAATACTCGATCTGATCCTGTCTTATCAAGGAGTGTAATTTTTCCTCCCATCCCTGCATGTGGAATACAGTAATAAGCTATAGTGTCAGTTCCCCCAATTGTTCCTTCTACTGTGCCGTCTATAGTATATTCTACATATGCGCCAGCAACCCCCCCTGCTATGAACGTGTGGGAACCGTGCGTATGGTTTTGTCCTCCCACAATTCTTCTTCCTGCACCAGTTATCAATTCTGTTCCGCCCCCATGAGGTCCATCAATAGTAGTCGAAAGTCTAAATCCATGTTCCCACATTGATGCGTCACTTACATCAAATCTGACAGTTCGAAAACGTTCAAAATCTAGATGGGCATTTTCAACGCCATAAGATGCTGAGTCAATACAGAATATTTCTCCGGAGCCAGTATTGAATACTGTAACCGTATACGTTTCATATTGATTTTGTTGAAGATAATCATACGGCCGACCATCAATTGCTCCTCTAGTTTGAAGTTCATCTTCCAATAAAACTCCATCCAATTCCTCTCTTTGAAGGTTCAGTACATCTTGTAATAATTCAGGGAAATCTTCATGAAGTAAATAGTCTTGATTTGTTACAGGGTGTTCCAAAATTATTAATCCTGTATCATCTTCTTGTGTAAATTTATCATCAACAAAAGATAAATTAGCATCTGCCCAATTTGAAACATAATGTGGTCTAAAGAGTTGCATACCATAAGTTCTTGTAACAACCGTATCCTTCCAAGTTTGAATAGAATCTAATTCATGGTTTGCTGGTGTCCATCGCTGTAAATCACTTGGTGCCTCTTCTGTGACATAATGTTTAGTAATGTCAAGTTGTTTGAATGGGCTGTCATCTAGTATAAATCTTGATAACTGAATCGCAGTTTCATCTCCTTCTTCAATAATATGGTCTTCATCTTCAAACTTTAAGTGATGTCCAACAGAATCGAGAAGATTATATTCTATTTCACCAGTAGGAGATTTGAACCAACCTTCTTCTAATGAAAGACGACTATTGAGGCCCAAATAAGTGAATTGGGTTATATTTGCTGTTCCTCCCATGTCCGAATGAGCATGACAATGGTAATAAAGAGGGACTTGGAGTGTATTTGGTGCTCGTAACTCAACATAAGCCCCCGCAGATCCCGCAGTGCCTACTATTGTTACATCAGTCGTATAAGCGGTGCCCCCTGCATGATGCCCATTAGAAGTTAGGGAAAATCTAAATTCGTGTCCAAGATTTGATCCTGCACTTAGATCAAACCTATAAACTCTGTCTCCAGCTAAAGCAAGTGTGGCCCGATCCACCCCATCTATATGAAAATAGTTATTTAGACCAACCTGTGCTACAGTTACAATATAAATTACAATCGTAGTATCGAGGATACTTTCTTCTAACGTGAGATGATAACCATCTTCCATTATGGTGTGCTGGCCAGTTCCAGCAACCGGCGGCCGGATTCTGAAGGCGGTGTCTCCAAGCTTCCCGCCTGGGCCAGCCATTCTCTGCTTATGTGCAAATTTACCTTCTTCTATCAGGAAAGATTTTACATTTGGTGTACTATCTTCAAACGCGATATCCATTGGTTCAACAGGAGTCACAGTAGAGCCTCCGCCAAAAGCGTCCGCTAAAGATTCAAAATCTTCATACCGAATTCGACCTGTTGGAGAAATTAAAGGATCATGTATTATAACAGGTGTTCTCTCAAATGGCGGCCGTTCTGAAATCAATTTTGTGGCCAGTACTTCTTCTCCTTCACCAGCAATAAAATCAAAACCATCTTCTGTTTGAAAACCACCCCTCATTGAATCGATAAGATTAAATTCAATTTCACCAGTAGGATATTTGAACCAACCCTCTTCCATAAGAGGAAATGATTCATCCTCATAAAGATAATGATAACCATCTTCCATTAAGGTATGTTGGCCAGATCTTACTTGATAAGTTTTTTCAATTCCAACGGTCAGATCTTTTACGTGACTTTCTTCAGTAACCGGCCGTGTTCCATCTTCATATCTTAAATGTGTAAAACCATCCTCTGCTAAGAAGTGCCATCCGGTTGTATCATAAAGATCAAATTGCACTTCAGGAGTTGATGTTGTACTTTCAATTTGTATATCACCCAAAAGATCAAATTGTACCTCAGTAAGTTTATTTTGGCGTAAACCATAATAATCCTCAACCATAATGTGATTATTACCTGTAGTACTATCTTCCTCAATTATATACTCACCATCCTCTCCAACAATTGCATTATAAATTCTTGGTAGCTCGAAATCTAATTCAAAAGGATCTTTTGTAATTGGAACTGTGTCTAATGTTAATAGTTCTCCATCTTCAAACATGACCCGATCTAAACCACTCTCAGAAATTAAGTGCTGTCGAATTGAATTATACCAAGTTTCAATAACATGAGTATCTACAATTGGAATACTCTCATATTGATGATCCGGTCCTTGTGTATCTTCTTCAAGAGAAATAAATCTTTGTGGGCCATTACCTTGTCCCGCAGAAGTCTCATCTAAGAGATAACCATATCCATAAGCTCCATTATCATCTTCAAGGAGTATGTCACTATTGAAACTCATATCAATGGATATAACTCCTGTCTCACCTTCAGGAAATTGAATTGATGGATAGAGATAAGATCCACCTCTTTCAAGTAAAATCTCAGTTGAATCTTCATTTAGAACTACACCACTAAAGGGAGAATCCCAATTTGTCCTTTCCGCGCGAAAAACATCTGAATATGCTATTACTTTAGATTTCAGATAACCTTCAGCTTCCATCATCAAATCGGAAGCATCTTCCATAATAACGTTGTTTCCAGATTGTTGATCTTCTAGTTGAATATAAAGAAATCCATCATACATAGATTGACCGGGCACATTCAAACTACCATAATCTGTTGTTGGAGAAATAGTATATGTGTTTGTAGTGGGTGCTGATGTAACAGAATAATTTCTATTGAATTCTTGGGCCGATTCATCCCCAGAAAATTCAACCGTATCACCAGTTTCTAATCCATGTAATGTTTCTGTAACCACATACATTGTAGAATTGGTTCGTGCTATAGACGAAATTTCTACATAATTTTCCAGTTGAAGATTTACTTCATCGTATGTCTCCAACCTTGCATTCATCGCTTGCCACGGATGGTTTGCAGTATAAATTTCTAATTCATTTGCAGTTGCATATGATTGAAATTGAACATTTATTAGTGCAGTATTACCGAACAAAGTAATGTTATGATATTTCCTTGCACCATCTGCTCTCGTAGAATCAACATTTCTTTCTGCTGCATCAAACATTTCTACAGAAACTTGACTACGTATAGCCAATTCACCAAACATTATTAAACCGGAAGGGTGAGTCAATCTTTTTACTGAATTACGATAATCGTTTACATCAAAATCGGTTTTTAGAACATAAGAAAATTGTTGATAGTACTTATTGTCTTGAATCTTTGGTACACCACTAAGTAATCCCGTTGTAGCGGTATAATATCCAGGATATGTTGCATAAGCACCAAGCCCGGCGGTGAGTTCTGCATTCTGATCACCAGAAGTAGTTGAAAGATTTGGGACAGAAGAATATCCTGCACCAAAATCATAAACTTCAGCAGATTGAATTGCGCCAATTGCAATGGCGGAAACTTCAATTACGGCATTATTACCTTTTGGTGAGGTATCCATTGTAACTGCATTAGATGTGGCAAGCCATAAGGATGAAACTGGCCGAGATCTAATTTCACCCGCAGGAGAAGTTACTCCTGTATCTTCTGGTAAAGTATAAGTGTAAGTAGTATTGTTCGCAACAGTAATTGGAAATATCCCATTAAAAATCCCAGTTCCAGATCCAGTAATCTTAACCTTATCACCTGTCCTCAAATAGTGTGCTGCTTCCGTTACAGTAGCCGTTCTATTTCCTGTGCCACTAGCTGCTAGTGTAATTTCACGATTTATTCCCCATGTTAAAACAGGATTATAACTGATTGAATATGTGTTACCCGATGCTACTGTCTTTGAATCTTCTACTGTAAAAGATGTAGCATTAGTATATCCTGTAATTATTGAAGTTGTATCATCATCTCCTGAATAGGTAATAGTTCCACGAACAAAATCATTTGGAAATACAGTACCTACTCCTGTAACTGTAGTCCCCGATTGAGCAATCGTTCCTACGGCATATGTGGAAACAGAATTACTATGTGCGGTAATACGATCACCCGCTGTGGCTTCTGTATAAAATCGTGTTCCATCTTCTGCAAGTACAGCATCGGCCGGTACTGTATTGGTTGTACCATTTTCCTGTGCTAAAAATTCTACACTAGTTTCTACTAAAAATATTCCACCTCCACCTTGAGCAGATCCAAGTGTCGCGGATTCAAGTAAAAGTCTTTCATGTGAATAACGATCATTATGAAAATCTTTTTCTTCTAATAATATATGTTCTATAACACCACCAAAATCTTGAGCGGTAGTCATATCCATTCTAAGAGTTGTATTACCATTCGCAATATATGGATTAGCCGCGGGCAAAGTATTATGGTCTATAAAATCAAGAACCCTTCCTCTTGCAGAATAGTCATCATTATAAAGTAGTGTATTCTTTGTGATGTTATTCGCAAGAGCCATATACGAAAGAGAATAGGTTTCCTTATCGGGAAAATCTCCCGTACCATATCCAAAAACTTTCTCTGTAGCTACTCTAATAACAGTAGTATTAGTAACTGCTGTGATTTTATCTGTAGCTCCATTTGCGTATGTAATTGTAAGTAATCCAGAATTTGCATCCGGAAATGATTCTTCACTAGTTAAGGTGACTACATTACCATCTTGTGCAATTGTTCCAGCATGAAAGGAATGTAAATTTACATTAAGCAAGGCGTTAGGAGCACCCACCACATCTAATGCATTTCCTAAAGTTGGAGTATAATTATTAGCAATACTAACAGGAGGTGATGTTTCATATTTTCCTCCACCCGATGTAAGAACAAATGTATCGATTGCTCCAATATTAACTGAAGTCATATTAAGAGCGCCATTGCAAACAGCAACTACATCGGGAGATGCACCATGAGCATCGACCATAGTAAAAGTATTAGTTGTTACTGCAGCAGGAGTATTACCAGCTTGAAAGGTAACACCATTATGAATAAGATGTGAATCTATACCTGACCCCGCGGCCGCGATTCCCAATTTAGTAAACTGAGAATCATATACTATAATATTATCATCATTAACAAAATTTTGTACAGTCAAACCATCTATGTCATTGTCACGATAATAAGAACCAACTGAATATAAAAATGCAGTTGTATTGGCACTAATAATTGTACCCCAATAAGTATTACTTGCATAATCAACGGAGAATGTTTGACCTGATCCAATCGTGTGAGTATCCCTAACAGTTAAAACAGTATTACTTGAAAATCCTGTAATGATATTTGTGTTCGCATTTGCATAAGTAAGTTTACCACCAACAATGTCTATTTTTTCATTCTCAGAGATACCCGTTGAAAGAGTAACAGTTTTTACTGATTGTGTAAGGGTTACACCTGATGTGTTTACACTTACTTGTTTCGCAATTCTATCTCCAGCTAATATATGTGTGGTAGCATCATAATTACCTTGATTGTCATAAAGTTTTGCTGAAAGAGATTTAATTCCTGCAGAAAATGTTAAAGAAGAATTACTAAACAAAGCTGTATTAGCATTGTGTCCAATAAATGTTGATGCATAATCTGTAGCAGCTATTTGTTTCGCGGCAAACATAGATATAAGATCTGTATTTCTTAAGATTGCACCTGTGGAAATAATTGTTTGAATGTGTCCCGCGGCTCCACTTCCACCGGTTCCATCATTAATAAAACCAATTACATCACCTGGGGCATATCCATCTCCAGAATCTATAACATTAATACCTTCAACAACAGAATCTAAAATAGATGCAACTCTCGCACGTGCGCCTTGGCCGCCTCCTCCAGCAACATGAATTTCATCACCAATTACATAATTGGTTCCACCAACATCTACAGTAACAGTTTGTAAAATTCCTGTTGTGACTGCATCTGCATATAATCCATCTGTATCAGTTTCGGATATAATTTTTTCACCGGGCTTAAAATAAAACAATACTCCATCAACAACCCCCTGCACAACATCTGATAATGTTAATTCAGTAACTTCAAGAGCTCCCGCAAAAGAAGAAAGTTGTCTTTCCACCATTGCGGTACACTTGGAAAGTTCACCCGTGATTTTTCTACCAGTAAATAAAGTAATATTATTTGCACCGGATGTTACGATTTTAATTGATTTATCAAGTGCCCATCTTCCATCAGACAGTTTCAATAGATCTGTTTTGGGATAATAAAATTCTATATCTTCTTTATTAAACAATGATTGAAATAACCAACTAAAAGAAGCTTCATTTCCTTTTGACCTATAGACTTGCTTCATTCTTTTAAGAAGTTGTCGTCTATCCGTAACTGCTGTCTTTGGAAGGTTTGTATAAAATTCTTTTTTCCATGCATCATCAATAAGGCCTTCACACGTAGTATCAATATCTTGTGAGTCAGATAATTCTCTTAGTGCGGCGGCGGGAGCTTTTGAACGAAAAGATTCTATTGATCCTGTGGGGAATACTCCATCAACAATACCATTTGCTAAAGTACCGTATGAACCGGTGATACTACCTGTAAGTTTTTCTCCGTATCTAAACCCTGCGATGCTAGAAGATTTTACAAAAGCAATAGTATTACCTTTTGTACCAGAAACAACTGCAGTTGCTCCACTTGTATCACCTGTAAGTGTCTCTCCAAGTGTGAACATGAGATTTGCATTACTGGCAGTATCTCGATCTGATTCTATTTGAATACGTGCACCATACGAGATTATGGGGGTATCTCGCGGATCTTCAAATTGAAAATAACTTGTACCATCTTCTTCATTTACTATCTTATCATCATTAAATGTAAATGAGGTGCCAAAATAAAGTTGGTGGGATTCCATAAATTCATAGTATTTTTCTATGAATTTTTTGAACTTCGGATATTCATCGTTTATAAACTCTGGTAACTGAGTTTCTAATAAAACAGATACATCTTTTTTATCTTTGACTACAGCCACGTTTAATATCCGGTTGAGAGGGTTGTACCATCAGTAGTTGCTATAGTACCTTCCACATACGTACCTGTTCCAGCATCATCCAACATTGTAATAGAAACATCATCTGATTCGATTAAGATAATTTGTTCTCTGAGAGGATTAACATCTGATGAAGATGGTGTAACAAAAAACTCCAATGGTGAAGTATTTCCAGTAGTTTCAGAACCTACAGAGATTGGTTTATAATCTTTGAGTTCCATTTTTCCGGTGAGGTAAGTCATTGTTCCTACATTATTATTAACAATGATTCGATCTTCTCCTGAAGTTCTATAAACTTCAAGAGTTCCATTATTATCCTGTACTCTACATTCATCCCATAATGTATTTGCAGAATCGTAATATCCAAATTTTCCACTAGTTACTGCGCCCCAAAAAGTATTTGAGGGATGATAGACTTGGTTAGAAAATGGTAGAGTATAGGCTCCACTATATCCCAATAATGGATAAAGTAATCTTTTTAGTTGAAGAGAGGTTTGATTACTTTTAACGGAAATTTCTGCTTCATCAATTATTTGAATTAATTTTGAATATCTAAATGATTTATCAAAGTTTTTTAAATTGGTTTCTCCAAAATCTGTAACCGCAGTGGTTACTGTTGACTTAAGTACTGAAGCACTATTTGTAGTTTTGCCAGAATCATATTTAACTGTACTATTAATTTTCAAATACATATAATCTGGATCTACAACTTCTGGAGTAATTCCAACAATATTTCTTTTTGCCAATATCTCATCTTGAACATACTTTTTAGAAGATTCTGAAAGAACTGTTCCAGATGTTGGTTTAATAGCTACATAAACTTTTCCATAAATTGGGGGATCTGCATCTTCTCCACCCCACGCAACAACTGCTTGTGCATCACCATAGTCTCTTTTAACTAAAGCCACATAATCATGGATTGTGACACATCGATTTTGTGCATCGAAGTTTTTGGGGGCATTAAATTTAATCTCTTCAATATCTGCGGGTACAGCTCCGCCTGAAGCGGAAGAAGTAGTTTCTATTTTTACATTAGAATATCCACCAACATCAGTCACAACCGAAAATGATTTAGCTCCATTAGTTACATCAGCATCACATGTTAACCCTGACAATATAATAATATTTCCATTTGCTAATGTTTTTCCTAATATTCCATCACCAAATTGAATTTCATATTTTCCGTCTTCAATTTCATCTATAAAATAAACTAGTGAACTGGAGTTTACAGTAGTGATATCAGTAGCTTCTGTATATACTACTGTTTCGGAATCACTTGCAGATAATCGAACAGAAACTTCTAAAGTACTTATATCTGTATTTGCATTAGGGAGAATAAATTTTTGATCTGGATCACCTGTATTTGCTGTATATCTAAATGTTGAAGGTATCCCCTGGTTAAGATCTATACTAGCTACAGTATAAACACCATTGGCATTAATGTTTACTGAATGAGAATTAGAAGTACACCAAATATATGTTACACCTGATACTTCTCCCTGAAACTGTGTATTTTTGGGAATACTTATAGAAGTAGGCTTATCGGTTGGAGTAATAGTAAGTGTAACTGCGGCCAATGATCCTTGTGCTGAACGGGGCCGGTATCCAAGATGTTTTGCTCTTGCTACAACAGAATTTCTAAGAGTAGCCGAATCTAAGAACATCTCATTAGCAATCATATTTGCATAATATGAATTATAATGTGTATTATATGCCATTATGTCAAGGAGAACATCAAAAGAAGATCCTTTAAAATTATATCCTACAAAATCAGATTGACTTGTTAAAAATCCTGTAAGGTTCTCTTTAATTTTTGTGAAGTCTAATTCTGATATATTTAATTTACCCTCTGAACTTGCCATGTGTTATCTATGTCCTTTGCAAATAGACTTCTAATGTCGTTTCTTGTATATCATTATCTGGTAAATAAACTATAATGACTTCATATGCGTTTTCATCTTCTTTGGCTTTTACAGTTATATTTGCTATTTTTGCTCTAGGTTCATATTTTTCTATAGTATATTTAATTGTCTTTTCTAACCTAGAAGATGTAAGCTTACTAAAATTTTCAAATAAAAGAATTCCAATACCACTATCTACTTCTGGTTGAAATAGTCTTTCATTTGCATTTGTACTTAATAGGTTTTTTATAGACCTACTAATAGCTGTTGATTTTTTGATAGTAGACAAATCTCCATGAGCTGGATGTTTTGTAAAATCCATGTCAAAATCAACGTAATCTTTTCCGTATGTTGTAGCCATATCTTGCTCTTAATATTTAGTTAAATTATCTGAATAACATTGAAGCTAATTTATCTCCAGTGCTCTTATCTTTCCATTCATCTTTATTCTCTCCTTCAAGTGCTTTACCAAGTGCAGCTGCAGCGTCAGCGGCCGTAGAATCTCCAGCTGGATTGACAGGAGCATCTTCGCTATCAAGAAGCCCCAATACTAGTGCTAATAAGTCTATTGGGTTTTTACTGCCCCCTCCTGCAATAAGTTTGTCGGCTTCTGTACCAACAAATAATAGTCCTGCCGCATATCCCAAATCTGGAATTCCTTTCGCGGCTTTAAGCTGGGTCTTTATTCCTTCATTACCCCCATCTTGATTAGGAATGTAAAGGGCATACACACCTGTAGATGGTAATGTTATTTGAAAAAATTTTAAAAACTCGTCAATAAGCTTAATCAAATATTCTAAAAATGCTTCAACCTGTTTAATCATGTCTATCATGTCTTGAATAAAAGCGCCCGAATCTGAAATCATTCCCTTTAATTGCAATACAAAATTTTCTAATAGTTGAAAAAATTCACCCCAGCCAGGAACAATATCTTTGATTTTAATTCCTCCAAAATCAGGCGGTGTTGAATCTGGGAGAATCATCAACTTTTCCATT